GTGTCTTTGAGCACCCACGTCGGGGTAATGATCGTATTGGTCGGCACAGCACGGACCTGTCGGTCCGGCGGTCAAGCTAGGCCCGGCGGCGGGCGCGGCTCGCATACCACTTTTCATGGTCGGCGAGCGACGCGGCCTCCTCATCGGGCGGCTCATCCCCGGATCGCAACGGGCCAGTCCGCACGGGATTGGGCGGCTTCGGCGCAGATGGGTGTGAGGACGCAGGGACTGATCCCGTCGCGGCAGCCGCCGTGCGTCCGTGCCCGTTGAACCGCTGCGCGAGCAGCGCGAGAGATTCCGCCTGCTCGAGCACGGGCTGCGCGAGCAAGGCGTCGAGATCGTCCGGGTGTTTCTGGAGATGGTAGAGCACGTCGGCGCCGGTTGGATGTTCCATGACCCAGGCGTCGATCAGGCTGCCAATCGGAATGCGCGTCGGCGCATTGATCGCCACGGCGTCGAAGTCGTCGTATTTTTGCCGGGCGGCGGCTTTGCGTTGGTTGAAGCTCGTTTCGATCCGGCGGGCTTCGGCTTCGGCCTGCGCCTGCTGCGCGGCCTGCGCGCGGCGCTGCTCGGCGGCGGTGAGCTTCTGATCGGTTTTCCAATCGGTCAGGGCTTCGATGAACTCGCCGTAGTCGGTGAACTGATCGGGGGTTGGTTTGGGCGGCGGTACAGCGGCGACGGCCAGATTAGGGCTTGGAGGCGCTGAACTAGGCGTTGAGGGTGCCTGACTAGGGCTGTATTGCGCCTTGAGCGCATCCCGCTCCGCTTCCGCAGCTCGTAACCGGGCCGTGAGCTGCTGGATGCGCGGCACATCCTCCGGCCCGGCAATGGCCGATTCCGCCCGATGCCGTTTCTTCGGGAGAAAGCGCCCCTTCTCATCCCGCGGCCCGGCGTCGTCCGTGCCCTCGGCCGCATCGGCGGCGGCCGGTTCCGGCGTTTCGACCGGCCGCGTCTCCGGTTCGGCTTGCGTCTCTTGGCGAGACTCCCCGTACCGCGCTTCGTGGTCGGACAGGCTCAGATTGTCGTCTGAAGTCTCACCACTGGCCGGATTCGGGACGGTCGGAACGGATTCGGCGGGACTGGAGACGCCTTCGGCCATGCGGTGACGAAAAGTGTCAGCCTTGTGACAGAAAATGTCAATGCAAGGGACGGATGAGCTAATGCCGTCGCGCGGTGGGTTCGTCCTTCGTCACGGCCAGGGCCGTCCGCACCGTCCGGAGGATTTCCTCATCTGAGACATCGGTCGGCCGTGTGCGAATCAGACTGACCAGGGCGGCCAAGAGCGCCGCGGCGATGATGTCCCACACGTCGTCGACCTCGGCGGTGCCCGTCTCGACGGCCGAGCGCATGAAGCCCGCGCTGGCGCGCACAATCAGATCGCGGAGCGCCGCCGTGACTTCGCGCTCCGCGTCGGTCGGCTTCACGCCGGCTCGCCTTCCGGCTCCGGCTCGGGCGCCAGATCCGCGGCCTGCTGCTGCTCCTCCAACGTGTGCTGATGATCCTGCTGCTGCGCCGCCAACTCGTGCGCGTGCTCTTGCTGCTGCATCGCCAGATCATGCGCATGTTGCGCCCCGATCTCATGCCCTTGCGTGCGCGCCTCGTGCGCCATCTGCGCGGCCGTCCGATCCTGTTCGGCCGCGAGCGCGAGCCGTTCCACGTCCTGTTCGTTGTCGGAGATCACGCCCTTGGTCAGCGCGTTGATCTTCGCGACCGCGATCGAGGTCGCATCGCGCATCTGCTGGAGCTGAATATCCTTCTCGGCGGAGAGCTGCGCAATCGCATACTGGACCTTCGCGGCGGCCTGCTTCGTGTCAATCTCTTTCTGCTGCGCCTGCATGATCTGCTCAGCCTGTTGCACCCGCTGCTGCAACTGCTGAATGAACCCTTGCACCTGCGGCGGCAGCTCCGTCCCTTGCTCTTTGCTCTGGAGCATCTGCTGAATCTTCGGATCGAGCATCACTTTCGCGCGCTCGGCCAATTCGAGATGCCCCGGCCCGTCTGAATTTTTAAAGAATAAATCCCCAAACCACGTCATGAAAATAGGGTTTGCGGATAGCAGCTCGCCCAAGATCGACTCTTCCTGCTCGCGGATCGAGTCGAAACTCTTCCCCACCTTCACGATCACGTTGAACGAACCCGCATCGGTCAACTGATACGGTTTCGGCGCCGTGGTGGTCGTCATGCTCCGGCCCATCGGCTGCGGCGACGGGCCATTGATCGCAACCGTGACGGGCTCGCCTTCGGCCGTCACGATGCGCGCAATCCGCCCCGGCCGCTTCCCATAGACGGGATAGAGCAGGTTGTTCACCATGTGCCCTTCGCGCCGCAGCGAGCGCCGGAAGTTGTCGAGAAAGCCCGATGCCCCGTGCTGCGATTGCTGTTGCAGCAGCCGGATCGCACGCCCACTCTTGAGGCTGGGATCGACGCGCCCCAGACTTGGATCGTGAATCGCCGTCGTGCTCTGAATGGTCTCGCGGAACAATTGAATGGCGCCGGCAATCGCCTGCACGTTCGTTTCATACGCCATCCGCTGCGGCGGCGGCAGGACTTGCCCGTTCGGCAAGGTGATCGAGTTGTAGAACAGCACCGGCAGCGCGCGACTCGCCGCCATCTGGTACAGCTTCTCAAAGCCTTCGACCTGCTCCGGCGTGGCTTGCCACGAGGGCGGCGGCGTCAGGCCGACTTCTTCGACCATCTTGGAGACCATCGCCGCAAAGCCTTTGATCGAATCCTTTGCCGGACGGACCATGCCCTGCGCGCGCCGTTCCTGATCGTACGGCTGCAACTCCTCGCCGAGCACTTTGATGATCGGGACATCGGGGCCGGGCCAGTCGGTGCGATCGAGCACTTGTGCGCCGTCGAGCTGTGCCCACTTCACCGCTTTGTCGATCACCTCACGCCGTTCGAGCGCGTCGAGCGCTGATGGCAGTTCGTCACTCCAATAGACGCCTTCCGCGGTCAGCACGAGTTCGCGCGTGGTGCGCGTCGTATACCAATAATCGACCACGCGACAGATGCGCGTGTCGCCGATGGTGGTGAACCAGCCGGGCGCTTCATCCCCGAGCGCGCGAAATTCCTCAAGACTGGCACTCGTGACGCGATTGCCCTTCGTCTCGCCGTAGCGGGCCTTGTATTCGTTCCAGGGCAGATTGTTCCCGACGAACGCCCACTCCGCATCGGCCCCGTCCGGCGATTCGTGCGACGGATCAAGGCTCACACTCGCCTGGTTGTAGAACCGGATGATCTTAATGTCCTGATCCCACGTCTTGCCGGGCAAATACTGGGTCATCACGCCCCAGAAGCCGCGCCCTGCGATGAATGCGCGCCACGCCGCCCAGATGCGCGCATCGGCCGCTTCGCTCTCGCGCTGAATCCGCCGGACCAGCCCTTCGCGCAGCTCGATCTCGCGATCATCCGGGCCTTCGCCGCCATCGGGGAAGTCATCGACGGGCACAATCTCGACGCCGAGCTCCGCTGAGCGCACGTCATTCACGACTTGCTTGATCGGCTCTTGCAACAACGGGATGGACAAGGATTGGCGGGCGGGAATCGGCGGCATCCCGGCTTCGCTCGGCTGGGCGCCGCGGGCTTTCAACTCTTCGGCGGTCCAGACGTTGCCGGCATAGGTCTGTAAATCTTCGAGTTCGCGCGAACGCTGGCCCTGATCCGCTTGAAGGGCCTGGTCGAAGCGGTCCCTCGCGAGTTGCAGAAAGTCGTCGTCAGCGCGGGCCATTATTCACGCTGGAGCGTCGCGCGCGCCGGATCGCCCTCGGCCGGGGAATGGTAGAACCGGACGCCGAAGTCCGCGCCGGTCATTCCCTCAGGGATGCGCACGAGCCGCACTTTATCGCCGATGGCATCGATGACCAGATAGCGGTTCCGGTCCACATCGGTCAGCACCGTCGTGCCCACATAGAAGCCTTTGATCACCGCGCGATCCGCCATCCGTGCTCCTTCGAGGTGCAACTTGACTTTCAAGTCGTTCACTGCGCAGATCGCCTGCTCCCACACGGCCAGCATGTGGGGATGCCAGACCCCGGCACCCTCTTCACGCCAGTGACAGAGAGCCCTCACCAACTCATGGGCCTGATCCTCGGTCAGCGTTCTCATCGCGGCGGCTCGCTCAAGCGTTGCCACTCGGCGCTGTCGCGCGTCGTTTCGTGCTCGCTCCGAATGACTTGAACAGCGTCTCGCAAGTCCGCCACTAATTCCACGACTTCGATGGGAGACAGGATGCGTGTCCGTTCCAAGCGATCGGCCCGTGCCTGTAAGCGTTGGGCTAACCGGAGGATGGAACTCATCGCGTCGGCCGCGCAATCGCCGCTCGAGCCCGCCTGAGCACTTGCACATCGGCCGCGCTCAGCGCGTCGGTATCGAGCGCCGTCGCCCGCGTGACCTCGCCGCTGATGCTCACGTTCAACGACGCCCCACAGGACGCGCAGATCGCAATCGTGGCGACGTGCGCCGCGGGTTCCGCCACATGGCCACAGACCGGACACGTCACGGCGGTCATTGAACCGTGGGCTCCGTCGGCTCGAGCGCGATCGGGATCGCCTCAGCCATGATCCCACAATCATTCATCGCCGCCGTGAGCACGGCCATCACGCGCGTGACATCCTGATCAGTCGCCGCGCGCATTTGCTCGAACCACCACCGGATGATGACGCCCATCCGCCAACTCGCCACGTCCGAGTCAGGACGCTGCGGATCAGCGGCGCCCTCCGACAGGATCGCCGCGAGTTGCGTGTAGACGTGCAGGACGGCGGTGTCGGACGTGTCCACGCTCAGCGCCCCGTCCGGCCGTAGCGGTTCGGCGTCACGTGCTGGGGCTTGCCTGTCAGGGGCGCCGTCTTGCGGGCCTGACTCAGCGCAATCGCGACGATTTGTTTGTTCGATCGAGGCCGCGAGCCGTGCGCGTGCAGTTCTCGAATGTTCGCGCTGATGGTCTGGGGCGACCGGCCGCGCTTTAAGGGCATGGTGTCACCGTATCACGGCGCATCATCCGGCCGAGTCTAGCACGTCAGTGCGACCGATACCCCGCCCGTGCCGCGACGACCGCCGACTTCGCCCGCACAATCGCCGCCAACTCGCTCGGCGTCAGCTTCGCCGTATCGGCCGACTGCGCATACCGGACGACGCCCTTCGCACTGACCGCAAGGACGGTGTGACAATGCCCACAGACGGCAATCGTCGCCAGCCGGAGCTGGGGCTGGCGCGTCTGGTGACAGGCGGGGCACCGGAACGTCAGCGCGTCGTCCATGCTGGATCTCCGCAGCCGGTTGAGGTGCGCGATGTCCGCCGCCCGCGCGCCCGAGTCGCTGGTGAAGCGGTGCCCCGTGCCCTTCCGCTGGACCGCCTGGCCGCCGGCTGCGGCAATGGCCTTCTTCACCGCCGGGTCCATGTTCGGCGAGCCGAGGCCGCGCTTCGCCATCACGCAAACGGGGACGGACTCACGGGCGCCCACTGCGTCGCCCGCCGCTGCTGCCGCGGCACCTCATATCGCACCGCAAACGTCCGAAACCCGTCCGCCGCATGACTCGAACTGTCGTGAACCGGCGTGGCGGTGAATTCGTTCATGCGCGCATTGAATTGCCGCTTGTAGTGCCGCAACGCATTGAGGCCGTGCTTGCACTTCTCTTCATCGAACCAGCACCGCGCGAGCAACAGCTTCACCGCGTGAATCCCATCGGCGACGCTAATCTTATTCGCGACGTGAAAGTCAATGCCGAGATTTTTGGCCGCCTGCCGACGGCTCAACCCTGAGGCGATCTCTCGCGTCTCGATGTCATGCGGCGCCGTGTGCTTGCCGTAGACGTACCGCTTCTCGTTCAAGACGTGCGCGCAGGCTGGCAGCCCGCCGCCGATGTCTTCGTGGTAGTCGATGACATGCACTTCCCCGGAACGCAGCGATTGGGTAAACCAGATCGCCATCGCATCAATGCCCAAGTCCCAATCCGTATCGACCGGCAGACTCGGATCGTAGGGCACGCGACAGATCCGCCCTTCGCTGCGCGCCGCCTGCATCTCAATCCCGTACCACGCCCCTTTGATGGCCGCTTCCGGGCTGAGATACCACTCCTGGTCATACTCGGCCTGCGTCATCAACCCTTGGAGGACGAGCTTGCGATCGGCTTCGAGCGCCTGCCGCAAGGCATCAATCGTCGCCCCGTCTTCCGAGGCCAGCGAGCCGTCGATGTCCTGCCACAGCGCGCACCAGTTCAGGTCGTGCTTCGCCGCTTCGTACATCGTGTAGAGCTGATCCGGCCCCTTGATGGTGCCCGCGAAGATGGCATACCCGAGATGATCCGCGAGCGCCTTGCTGAGCACTTCCCCGAAGACATTCGGGGGATGCTGGGAATACTCGTCCATCGACAAGCCGGACAGGCCCGGCCCGCGCAGACTGTCGGGATTATCCGCGCCGATGAGTTGAATGCGGTTCCCGTTGGGGTACTTCACGAGCAGTTCGGATTCGTTGAAGCGGACGCCGGGCACAACGCTCGCGAAGTGTTTCAACATCTCCCACGCGACCAGCTTCGCTTGCTTATAGCTGGGCATCACGTGCCAGTAGATGCGATGCCGCATCAACGCCGTAAGGTCCGCGTCGGGACTGGTCGGGAGCAGCGCCCGCAAGCGGCGCCGCTCCCAGTCGTCGTCGAGCGCAGCGCGTTGGTGGTGATTGAGGATGCAGGTGGTTTTGCCGGCGCGTCGGTGGAGGACGAGCACGGCCCAGCGGCAGAGGCTGTCGTGTAGCTTCTGCGCCCACTGACGCGGGCAATAATCAATCACTATTTCTCGCTCGGGCTTTTCCATCGAAACGTCATGTCACCCGTGTGATCCACGCTGACCGATTCCACCGGCTTGCCCAGCGTGCGATCGAGCACGTCCCGGCTGGCC